AAGATCATAAACATTACGAATTCTTAGAATGTGTTTTGTATTTAAAAAATAATGACAGTCCCAGAGGGTATCTTGGATGGGGTGGAAATGCATGGTTGGTAACCGAGGAGTATCTTTGTTTCAAAGGACGTTTTATGGGAATCAATTACGATAAATATAGTGGAGTCACTTATTTTACAATGTATCGTACAAGTTGCGATAAATTAATAAAAAACTTCGATTTAATCAATCGAATTGGTTGCTCTATACTCTTGGACGATCGCGATAAATATAATTCGAGTAAGTTTGCTATTCAACCAATAGGTTCATGTATATATGTAAATATATATCCCATTTATCAAAGAGAACTCCTGTTATTGTATTTTCATTTACTCACACAAAAAACGTCTTTATTACCAGAATGTATGGGAGTCATTGGTGATTACTTAAAACCGCGCTCTTATCGTGATTACAAAATCATTTGGAACAATGGACTATTGTAATTTACGTTTGAAAAGATCCTTAAAAATGCTATGTTTATACTAAGTATGTCAGAAAGAGAAACACTCACCTCGGAAATTCCCAATGATTTTTCTTTAAACAAAAGGCAAGTCCAAATCATGGCATTTTTATTGAATGCCCTGGAAAAGGGATGGTCCATTAAAAAGAAAGACAATGAATATATATTTTCCAAGAAACACGAAGGAAAGCGCGAGGTGTTCCAAGAAAATTATTTGGAAACATTTATTCAAACGAATTTAGATATGTCTATCTTGGATACCAAACCATAATGCATAATACAAACAACAAAATCACACAAGAAAAGCATGTTTATAGAAATCCTCTAAACATGGTTTGCTATTCATTTTATTTAGCCGTTTTTCGAAAATCCGGATTTGCCAAAATAATCATTGGTGGTGATTCTTTAGGCATTTCTGTTTTTTTCTCGTCCTATTGGCCTTTGGACGATAATTTTGGTAAATTGCAGTCATTTTGGGCGTTTTGGACCATAATTTATGCACACAAGTTGCTGTGTATTACTTTATAAAAAAATCGCGGGTTTCTTTTTTTATTTAAATTCATTTTCTCCGAAATTATTTTCTATACTAACATTATAAGAAATGGCAGGAGCACTTATGCAACTCGTCGCCTATGGCGCCCAAGACGTTTTCCTTACCGGAACTCCCGAGATCACTTTCTGGAAGGTGTCCTACAGACGCCACACCAACTTTGCTATGGAATCCATTGAGCAAACCTTTTCTGGCCAAGCTGACTTCGGCCGTCGCGTAACCTGTACTATCAGCAGAAACGGTGACCTTTGCTACCGTACATACCTTCAAGTAACTCTTCCTGAGATCAACCAATCTATGTTGGCTCAAGGTTCCCCTGCCACTGACGGTGTATATGCCCGTTGGTTGGACTTCCCTGGTGAGCAATTGATCGCTCAAGTTGAGGTTGAAATTGGTGGCCAAAGAATTGACCGTCAATACGGTGACTGGATGCACATCTGGAACCAACTTACCATGCCTGCTGACCAGCAACGTGGATACTTCCAGATGGTTGGTAACACCACCCAGCTAACATACATCACTGATCCTTCCTTCGCTAACATCAGCGGACCTTGTGCTGCTGCTGGTGGCCCAACCCAGGTGTGCGCTCCTCGCAACGCTCTTCCTGAGACCACCCTTTATGTTCCTCTTCTTTTCTGGTTTTGCCGCAACCCTGGACTTGCTCTTCCTTTGATCGCTCTTCAATACCACGAGGTCAAGATCAACATTGACTTCCGTCCTATTGGTGAGTGCTTGTGGGCTGTCAAGACCCTTGCTGCTACCAGCGGATCTCAATCTGTTTCTGCTGCTTACCAACAATCTCTTGTTGCTGCTTCCCTTTACATCGACTATGTCTTCCTTGACACCGATGAGCGCCGCAAGATGGCCCAGAACCCTCACGAGTACTTGATTGAGCAACTTCAATTCACTGGTGACGAGTCTGTTGGTTCCTCTTCCAACAAGATCAAGTTGAATTTCAACCACCCTTGTAAGGAATTGATCTGGGTTGTCCAACCTGATGCTAACGTAGATTACTGTGCTTCTCTTGAGGGTGGCCAGACTCTATACAAGACTCTTGGTGCTCAACCTTTCAACTATACCGATGCCATTGATGCTCTTCCCAACGCTGTCCATGCCTTCGGCGGACCTGCTGAGACCTCTGGTGCTAATGCTTTCATCACCAGCGGTGGTCTCTTCCAGGACCCTGGAGCTATGGGATCTGAAGGTTTAAGTGGCCAACCTACTGAGTGGTCCGATGCACCAGCAAACCGCAATGTATTCGGTGCTGAGACAACTGGTGTTGGAGGTGTTGATGAAGGTTCCTTCGTATCTGATGCTGGTACATTCGTTCTTTCTGAGACTGCTCTTGACATGCACTGTTGGGGTGAGAACCCTGTTGTCACCGCTAAGCTTCAACTTAACGGCCAAGACCGCTTCTCTGAGCGTGAGGGTACCTACTTCGATGTTGTCCAACCTTTCCAACACCACACCCGTAACCCCGATACCGGTATCAACGTATATTCCTTTGCTCTTCGCCCTGAGGAACACCAACCCTCTGGAAGCTGCAACTTCTCCCGTATTGACAATGCTACCCTTCAGCTTGTTCTTTCCAGCGCTACTGTTGGAGGTACTGCCACTGCTAAGGTCCGTGTCTATGCTACCAGTTACAACGTCCTTCGTGTAATGAGTGGTATGGCTGGTGTTGCTTACAGTAACTAAGCGTGTTAATATTATAATTCATATATTGATTATTTAATGTGTATGTAATAAAATACACATTAATTAGTTATTTGCAAAATTATATAAATATAAATATTTCAATATTCTCATATATGTCACTTCATTCCGTACAATCTACTAATTTACATACACAGAATGATTTATTAATGAAATGTTTGATGGATTTTTACTCCGATAAATCAAAACTCAACGAAATGATGAAAATTATAAATGGTGAATCAAATATTTCACTTAGAATTGTCGATTGGTTTGTTACTAATTATGCAAAAAAATATTATACCATATATGATTTGCCTATCAAAAGAAATGGTAAATATGTTCCTTCTCGATTCAAAGTATATAATGATTACAAATTAAAATTAAAGGCTTATTCCAAAAAACGATTTGATCCATTTTGTCGGTGGGAGCGTATTACCATTCCTTATGACGGAAACAATTGTATGGAAACCACGATTGGACAATTGAATTTTTTCAAATGGGCAATTGAAAGCAAAATTATTGATTATATACAAGCAAATTATGATCATATAGAAAAAGACATGAATGAACGAAACAGTATTTCCAAAAGAAAAAAAGAAGATTTGGAAACATCAGATATTGTAATCAACAATGAAAGTGGAAAAACACGAAAAAAACGCGAAGAATTATCAGTTTCAGCATGTAAATGTGTGAAAAAGGAAAATGTGAAAATCATTGTATCATTTAATTAAACAACCTTATAAAAAATAAATAGAAAAACTAAATTAAACAGTTTTCTTTTTAATTATACATAATGTGGTCATTATATATAAGTGCTTTATTATGTGTTTCTTCTTTTTCCATTCATAACAAAGTTTTCACGTTGTATAAGAACAACAACAAACCGCAACATTATCCATCATTAAACGAAATGTTTGAACCAAATCAATCGAAATTGATCATAACCACACCAGGTGGTTTATTTGGATTTTATTTTATGGGTGTGTCTTCTTTTATTAAGGAACATTATGATTTGTCAGATTATGTTTTTTCAGGTGCATCAGCAGGTGCATGGAATTCACTCTTTTTGTCTTTGAAAGAAAATGACAAACTATTTATTGATGAAATTTTGAAAACAGATATCAAAAATATCAAATCTATATTAAAATTGGAAAAAAAAATGAAATCTTTCATATTGGATAATTATGATGAATCTATGTTTGATCTTGAAAAATTATATTTAGGTGTCACTGTATTAGACAAGTCAAAATTAGAACTATGTGTATATAATGATTTTGTTTCATTGGAAGATGCAGTAGATTGTTGCATCGCTAGTTCGCATATTCCATTTGTAACCGGAGGACCTTTCAATATTTATCGAAATAAGTTTTCCTTTGATGGAGGATTTTACAGTTACCCCTATTTAAATGTTTCGTCACCTTCTCTTATTATTGAACGCGATTTGTGGGATAAACAGAACAAAACAGAAGTAACAGATGCACGTGTTGCAGTAATTAATTGCAGTTTTGATACATTCTTTAATTTAAATAAACTCAATTTTACATTGAGTGAATTATATGAACGTGGTTATAATGATTCCATGAAAAATAAAGATTATTTGGATAATATTTTTACACCATTAGAATAATTATTTAGAAAAAGCAAAGCATATATGCTAACGATTTTTTTTGTATTTTATAATATATTACAGTATATTATATGGTGCCTATTACTTACTCTTACACCACTGCGACTCTCTTAGAAAGTTCTGGTATATACAAATATGCTCACAATGAAGTAAAAGTTATTAGTGCTATTGTAAAATCTATACGCGATCCTACAATTTCAAAAGACGTGACACAAATGATGAATCATTTTATTAGCACACAAAAAATGTCCGATAATGTTTCTATGAAGTCTTTCTCCGTTGATTCTTCTAGACTCATTGACTATACTG